TCGACCCGCATCACCTCGAACATGTGCGGGAACCGCTCGAGCAGCTCGTGGCCCTCCCGGATACGGGTGGTGTTCCTGACGAACACGACGTTGACTCCATCGACGTTCGCCGAGAACGACTCTTTGGGCACGTAAACGCGTCCCGCTGATTTGCGAGGCATGGTCATGTCTCCTTGATTGGCCCGACTGAATGGGCGGGGGCACCGGGCCGGACCCCCGCCCAACTTGCTCCGCTCCGACTAGCGGATCTTGAGCGTCTTGAACGCAGCGGCCGTCCGCACGTCGGACGTGTTGCGCCAATACGCGTACAGCCCGCGCCTGCCGTCCGGCAGGTTGGCGTTCGTGTTGAACATGTGCGGGATGAACTCCACGTTCATGCCGACACGATCGACGATCGTGAACTCGTTGAAGTCCCCGAACGTCAGCACCGACGAGCCGGGTGTACCGACGGCGCTCGAGTACTGGCTCCACTCGAAGTCGCCGAACCCGAGCAGCCGCGCGGGGCGACCGTCGCCGAGCTGGACCCACAGGCTCGCTCCACCCGAGGAGTCGAACTGGCGGATCTTGTTGTACGCCGCGAACGAGCCGGCGAACTGCGCCCGTGCCCGCCAGCGGGGCGCAAGCGCCTCGACGAGCGAGTACAGGTCAGCGACCGCCATGACCGAAGCGGTGGCCGTCAGCACCGTGCCCGTGGCGCCGACAAGCAGCCCCTCAGGCTCGTTGGACGAGTGCCCGAGGCCGGTCAGGAACTTGCTCGACTCGAGCGAGTCCTTCGCGTCCGCGAACAGCATCGCCATCTCCGACTGCAACGCCCCCCAGTCCTCGTCGATCTCGATCGAGTACTGGATGAACGCCTGTGCCTTCTCCACGTTCGCGGAGGGCTGCGAGAAGGTCGGGCTGTCGTCCGACACCTCTGCGAGTTCCGCGTCGTAGGAGGCCGTCACACCGGCCGAGCTGATGCCAGTCCAGGTGTTGCCGGTGATCGTGATGACCCGCGCCATCTGCCGGACGGGGTTGATCTGCCCGTTCGACGTGAGCACGACCGTCGGGTCGACGACGGAGGGAACCGCGTAGCCGCCGGCCGAACCGGACGTGCTGAGCGAGGTTCGCTCCTCGTTCGTGAGCGCGTGCTCACGACCGACGAGCATCTTCCCGAACGCCCGCTTGTAGACGGGCGAGCTCGTCGTCAGAATCCGACGGGCGACGTTGCCTGCCGAGTCGTTCGTCTCGACGAGGTTGGCGACACGATCCCGAGTCTCGGTCGGGAACGCCGTGTCGATCGCGCGAAGCGCCCGCTCGCGAAGCTCATCGACGCCCTTGTCCCCGGCGGGGACATTGCCCAGGTCGTAGATGTTCTCGTTGCGGGTCGCGCCCGGACGGGGAGTGTTGAACGAGATGCGCTCGACGTTGCCGTCGCGCTGTGCGAAGCCAGCGATCATCTGCTGGCGGGCGACGAGCTCCTTGATGCGCCGCTCGGCCTCGCCACGCTCCTCCGAGAGGTCGGCAAAGCGCGAGCCCTGCTCCTCGTCGAAGGGTGCGCCGTCAGCCTCGACGTGCATCCGCGTCATCTCAGCCTCGATCTCGTCTCTGCGAGCCGAAAGCTCCTCCACCGACCGGAGAGTGTCTAGCTCGTTGAGAGCCATGACAGGTACTCCTCTCGGTTCTTGAATCGGTTGTCCCGGTTGTCGCGGCGCTCCGGGGCAGGGGTGGCCTCAGCCGGCGCCTGCTCGATGGAGGGTGCGAAAGTTGCCGCCGAGTGAGTCTGCACATACCACTCGGCGAATCTCTTGGTTCGGTCTGCGTCACCGAACAACTGCGCGAGGATGAAGTCGTCCGTCAGCGAACGAACCCCGGCGGTCGCACCCGAATAGGCGGGGAACGTGACCGGCCCGAACTCCATCACCTTCGCCTCGGTGATCGTCCGCTCCGGCAGCCCGTCCGGGTTCGTTTCGGACGCTTCGGCTTTTTTGTCGAAGTCCTCGCGCATCACCTTGAACCGGAATGACGCCCCCAAAGCACCGGCTTTCAGACCGGGCAGGAGCTCGCGGACGTATTCGGCGTCGAACAGGTCGACCTCGTAATGCGCGCCGGCCTCGTCCTCACGCAGATCGGCGATCGTGCCGAGCGGCTTGTTGCCGATCGACGGGTCGTGGCCGTGGTCGAACAGGACACGCATCCCGTTGCGGTTCTCCGCGATCGTCTTCGCGAACGCGCCGGGGGCGATCCGCTCCATGAAGCGGCCTTCCCACGCGCTGTTGATCTCGGTCCACTCGTTGAAACGGGCGAAATGACCGAACATCGTCGGCATTCCGGTGTCTGTCTCACGCAGCTCGAGTCCGGGCATGACTGCGCGGACGAGGTTTTCGCGGGGAGGGTTTCCGGGCACGGCTTCGCCCACCCCGACAGGGGTGTTCTCGGACACTTTTCTGTCGCTCCTATTCGGTGGTAGTGGGCTCGTTTGGCCCGTCCGCTGCCGGACCATCCGGCGGCGGCTGTGCACCCGGTTCCTGCAACTGCACGCTGGTAAGCCCCGTGTGTTTCAACAGGGTCAAATCCTGCGCGTCCACGGCAGAGACGACCGATTTCGGATCGAACCCGGCCTCGATCAATGCCTTCGACGTCTGGGCGTTCGTGGAAAGCACGTTCGCGGCGTCCAGCGCGTCCTCCTGGAGCGCGGAAATGTCGCGGTCGTCGTACCAGAGCTCCGCGTCGGACGGAACGTCCACGATCCGCGCCAATGACCCGGCCACGTTGCGCCACAGCGGCCGCATGGTCTGATCTGCGAAGCGCCGACGTGCCTGCCCATAGTTGGAGTAGGTCGCGGCAGCCAAGCCCTCAGAAAGTCCCACAATGACGGGGGGGACGCCGGCAGCGGCGGCGATCCTGGTCTCGCCCGCGCCCTGCGTCTTCTTGAAGTCCATTTGCTGGAAGTCCGCGCCCACCGCGGTCGCGTCCGCACCGCCACCGAGGTGCATCGTCTTGTAGGCGTTGCCGCGCCCTTCGTGCTCGCGCTTGAACGCCTCGATCCACTTCCGGTACTTCTCCAAGTCCTCCACGGGCCACTTCAAGACGAGGTTCACGGTCGCGCCGTTCTCGAAGAACGACAGCTTGTGGTCGGTCGCGGCCTTGTCGGCCATGATCTCCCGCACAACCGGCGTCACCCACGACATTCCCCGCCAGCGTGCTTCCGGGTCGGGGATCGGTGCGTAGTGCGCCACCTCGTCCGGCATGTAGATCACCGCGGGCTTCCCGGAGCCGGGGCCACCTGGCTCGTACACGTACCCGAGCACTTGTGCGTCGACATCCCACGCAGTCGTGTCGTCCCGGTCTGTTCCGGCGACGATCGTCACCCAATCCGGCCTGAGCACCGCGAGCGCGGGGCCGAACCCCTGGATCTGCGTCCGTGCGACGAACGCGTTGCCGGCGAGCGAGGCGTACTGCTCGATCCGGTACAGCAGATCCCCGGTTGTCGCCCCCGGCCAGGGCCGCTCGAGGATTCGCAGCGAGTCGTCGGTGAACAACCCTCCCGGACGGCCCGACCTGCGGCGCCGATAGGCGAACCTCGCGTCGGAGAACAGCTTGGCGCGAACGTCCACACAGGCGAACACCACTGCGGAGCTCCGGTAGGCGCCCTGGGTGAGCGTGCGGAAGTTGCCTCCGATCTCCTCCTGCTTCGCGGTGGGAAGGGTGTACGTCTGTCCCTGGAAGGCGAACTGCGTCGAGAACCACTGGGCGAACGCGTCCATCGACAGGATCGTGTCCGACCGCTCCAGTTCGGTCTGCTTCTTCCAGGGAACGAGGTTCATCCGAACGCCACCATCGGCTCGAGGTCGGGAACGCCGTAATGCTCTACGGCGTAGGAGTGGACCATCGCGGCGGCGATCAGCGCGTCGATCACGCGGGCGTCCTGGTTTCCGCCCTGGCGGGTCTCGGACGGCCGGCGGAACTTCGCGCCCCCATCCGGCAGTAGGTACGCGACAGCGTTCAGCGCGTGACGCTTAAGGCCGAGGTCGCCCGTGTGGTGCAACCAGCCGTTCCGCAGAGCCTCCGTGAACCTGTCGTAGTCCTCGGCCTGCGGCTTCGTCGTCTGGGCCCGGTCAACCACCATCAAGTCCAAGTCGTCCGACAGCCACGCGGCGATGTCAGCCCCAGCGGTCATGTCCATCACGATCGTTGTCACACGAAACCGGGAACAGAAGTCCTGGATCGCCCGCTTCACAAGCGACGGGTGCAGCATCTCCCCGTTCCGCGGCGGCTCGAGGATCACCGGCTCGCCCAGCAGCCGGAACTCGTGCTCGCGCCACCACATCGGAACCAGCGCGGTCGTGTCCCACTTCCAGCCGAAGTCCAGACCGAGCCAAACCTCCGAACCGTCCGGGATACGCTCCTCCGTCTCAGCGTTCAGCCACTCGAGCTCGCTGATGGCTGCGGAATCCGGCCGGGTGGGGACGTTGCAGACGAATCGCGCCCAATGCGCCGGCGACATGGTGGGGGACCGGCGTTTCGCCGCCAGCGTCTCCACCGTGATCGAAGGGAGAGGGTTAGCACGCTTCACCGCATCCATGTCCTCGGGGTCGCCGCCCTCCTCCAACGCGTGCTCGTGGAACGACACCTCGTCCGAAAGACAGCGTGTGAACCCCGGCCGGTGCTCCATGATCGGAACTCCCTGCCGAACCTTCTCCCGTGTCTCCTCGAACTCCCCGCCCGCCTCGCCAGCGGTGGAGATTGTCACGATCTGCGCCTCCCGCTTGTCGAGCTTGCCGCGCCACGTCTCGTACAAGTCCAGGTTCTTGTGGCGGTGGAGCTCGTCCAGAATCGCGAACGGGTAGGGGATGATCCCGTCGCCGGTGCCGGCGTCCGCCGCATGGATCTCGATCGTTCCCAACACCTCGCCGCGCTTCGTCTTCCCAGGCCCGCGAACGTCGATCCGGCGATACCCGTCGAACGCCTCGAACTCATAGCCCTTGTCGTCCAACTGCGACCGGCGAATGAACCCCTTGGCCTGCCGGTACATGATCCTCGCCTGGTCACGGGAACTAGCAGCCACCGGGATCAGCGCATCCTCCGAAAACCGGAGCCCATA